TCTCCGCCTCTATTTCGTTGAAAGCCTTACCCCTCCAGGATTCAAGCATCTTTCTAAGCGTTGCCTTTTCATTCATTGAAAGGGTAAACTCTTTGTGAATTGCAAAGGGCTGCATTCCCTTTCCAAAGTCGTGGCATTCGTGAGGTGTCTCCCATGAGATGCGTACTTTGTGCGTTTCCTTTCCGGCATAAATGCCAGTTTCTTCTTTGACTGTTCCTATTTGGATCATCCCATAACATCTCGCTATGTGATTTCCTGCGGGTATTAGAACAAAATCCCCTCCTTTGTTTTCTGCGATAATTGACATTTTTGTTTTGTTTAGTTATTAAAAAGTTTGATAGTTCCAATTAGTGTCTGTCTAATCTGATAGTCCTTGAATTTGTAGCGGTCGCGTAGTTTCATGACCATTTGTAGGGTATAGACTCAAGCAAACTATCAGGATTCCAACTACACCAAATATCCCAATATCGATCAAGGAAATCATCAATAGCGTCCTGAATTGTTCCCGCGCTACCTATCGGAACACCTAAATCCCATTCTGCTAGTGTGGCATGATACTTTAGATAGGAGGGTGCTAACGGCTCAATACTTACTTTTATTTGTATCATAGGTTATCAAATTTCGACATCAATTCATCCTCTGAAAAGTGACTTGACCCGTTGCTTATTTCTCTGGTTTTGAGAACAATCTCCTCCTCTTTTACAAGTTTGAAATTGTCGAAGTACTGATTGGCTTTTTCTTCATCGTGGAAACATTCCATGATTTTAGAGCCAAGGTAAATCCAGAATACAACCGATCCGTCTGGAAGAGTGCTTTTGCGTAGTTCTAGTTTTTGTGTCATATAGATTTAAAATAGTTTGGTATTGAAGGATGATAGAAAAAATCATTAAAAGCAATTTCTTCTTCTACGCTATAAAATTTGTAATAGCGGTTGGTTGAGTCGGAGCCGATAAATGTAATCATTTTTAAAAGTTTAGATTTTTGATTCCTCGTGGAAAATAATTTAAATCAGGTTGCCTTAGATACTGCATCCCCCACTTGTCACCGAAATGAATAAACATAATCTCGCGTGAAGCGTATCATTTTAAACTTTTTAGATAGTTTATAAATCCTAAGTATTCTTTTAAATATACCTCATTTTTGCCGTGAGTTAATGATACCTGAGCTTCAAATTCATTGAGACTTCCTTTGAAGCAGCCACACCAAATAAAATCATCCTCAAAGCAATAAGTAGTCATTCCTTTTCTTGACCCGATACAGGCAATTTGGATATACCTTTTATCAAGATTGGCAGAGCTAAGATTGGCATAGCTAAGATCGGCAGAGCTAAGATCGGCAGAGCTAAGATTGGCAGAGCTAAGATCGGCAGAGCTAAGATCGGCAGAGCTAAGATCGGCAGAGCTAAGATTGGCATAGCTAAGATCGGCATAGCGAAGATTGGCATAGCGAAGATTGGCATAGCGAAGATTGGCATAGCGAAGATTGGCATAGCGAAGATTGGCAGCGGCTTTTATTGCCTCTAAAACAGCGTCCTTAATAGTTGCGTTTTCTTTTTCGTAGGTGAATATCACCTTACCAAAAATGGATTTTATTTCAATTTTTATCATTGGGTTTAAAGTTTATTCGTTTTCAATTCGTTCCTTCTCAAGCATTGCATTGTAAGCATCGAGACATTCATAAGCGATAGTCTCGCTGGTCTCATGGTGACACGTTACCAAGTCAGCGTCAAAGTAAGTATCGCAACCGCACTCGCATTTCTTAGTTTCGGCTCCAACATTTTCAAGGGCTGTGTCTTGTATTCCATCGGGTGAATTCCAGTAGCTCATAAAGGTTTTGTTTTCGTTGACAGGTCAAAGTACGTTAATAGTTTCACAAATTGCAAATCATTTTATAACTTTTTATATTGAAATATTATTTGTACGTTTGTCCTGTAATTACAAAATACAGTAAAAATGGCTAAAAAACCACTAAAATCAGGCAGAAAACGCCTTCCCGATGACGAGAAAAAAATAGGTGTAACCCTCTACATTAAAAGAAAAACTTTAAAAAAGTACGGGGGGCGCACCGGAACAGTAAATGAAATCAGTAAAAGGATAGATCCGTTTGAGTAGCACAAGCGACTTGCGCGGCTTTTGTGATAACGACAGAGAGTGGGAACAATGGCAGGAACGTTTTAGGGAATGGGCTGATGCATCTATCTCTGATTTGAGACTTGATTGTGTGTCTCATTTTAATCGTGCGTTGGCCGAAAAAAATTAAAATGTTTTCCTCACTGAACCAGCCACCAACGGACGCTGCTATATGACGGGCGATTATTAAACGGTAAACTTTCTATGAAACACAAAACAACTTTTTCTAAAATTTTTTAGCGCGATGGCCGACAACCTCAAACCAACTGACAACAAATTTCATAAGGGCAACGGATCCGATGGCAAACACTATTGGCTAACACCGCCAAAATTGATGCAACAATTACAACTCGAATTTGATTTCGATTTTGATCCTTGCCCTTTTCCGAAACCTGAAAACTTTGATGGCCTTACTTGTGAGTGGGGGCAGTCAAGTTATGTAAACCCTCCATTTGGATCTATCTGGCATCAGGGGCCAAACGATAAGAAACCAAAGAAGAAAGGAATGACTGCTTGGGTAAGAAAGGCCATTGAAGAAAATAAGAAGGGCAAACGAGTTGTAATTGTTTTTCCCGTTGATAAGTGGCTGCTTATGTTGGTGGCTGCCGGGGCAAAGATTTCAAACTTAGGTGACGTGAAATGGGTAGCTACTGAAGACGGATCCGCAGGAAATGGAACCGGCAGACACATTGCCCAATTTGTATTAGAGCGCGGGGAGGAAAAAATTTTAGAAAAAGTTGATGCACAAACTTAATTATGGAACGGTCACTAACGGATCAAGTATATGACCAGTGGCCGCCTTACACTAAACTACATGAGCCAAAGTGTATTGCAGCCTTTGGATTGTGCGCGGAACGTGTGGGCTGCTTTACTCTTTGAGCGTTGAAACCAGAACTTAATAAAATGAAACACTTAGCACTTTTCAATGGTATCGGAGGTTTTCAATTAGCTGCTGAACGTGTCGGGTGGGATAATGTCGCTCATGTTGAAATTGATGAATGGTGTAATGAGGTGATCGCTAAAAGATTTCCAAAAAGTATTTGTCACAAGGACATAAAAGATTTTAATGGTAAAGAATACAATGGAACAATTGACATTATCTCTGGAGGATTTCCCTGCCAGGACATATCAGTTTCAGGACTTGGAGCCGGAATCACCGGACACAAATCAGGATTGTGGAGTGAATACAGTAGAACGATTTCGGATGTTAATCCGAGATTTGCACTCATTGAAAACTCACCTCAACTTGTTAGAAAAGGGTTTGAAAAAATCTTATATGACCTTTCCGAAATCGGGTATGATGCAGAGTGGGAATATTTATCAGCTTCCGATTTTGGGTACGACCACATCCGGACACGCATTTGGATTCTTGCCTACCCCACTTCACAAAGACGGAGAGGGATATTACATATGCTCAAAAGAAGCATCGTTGAAAAGAATAGAAAGAAAAATCCATTGGATTCATCATGCCATCCTTTTTTACGATTTACCGAAAGGTATTGCCAACCCCCAGTTTTCGGAATGGCTCATGGGCTTCCCAAAAGACTGGACGTTGTTAAAAGACTTGGAGGATGTGGAAATGCAGTAGTGCCGGATATTCCGGAGGCGATATTCAGGGCTATTAACAAAACTTTGGATGTGCGGTAGGTCTTGCGCGGTTTTGTTAAGTGCCCTGCTTGGTAGGCGGCCATTGGTCATATACAGTGTTGTAGGTAGTGTCCGCGTGTGCGGTGGGCAGCCCAACATTGTGTGCGAAGGATTTTGCGGGTGGCCTCCGTGCCAGCGCAAGGCAATTCGTAAGCAGCCAAATGCGCTATAATGTATCAAGTATATGAGCAGAAGAAACGGCTACCTCAAACGTCAATCGAAGCACTAAAAGGCATTAAAAATAAAAATTAAAAAAGCGTGGGTTTAGATTTAAGAAACTGTGATTGTATGGAGTTAATGAGTCAATTTACTGACCATCATTTTGACCTGGCAATTGTCGACCCTCCTTATGGAATAGGGGCTGGCTCTGTTAAGTTTATAAACGGAAATTTAAAAACTGAAAAGCCTTATTATAAATTGCATGATTGGGATACTGCAATACCTGACCAAAAATATTTTGATGAGTTATTCAGGGTTTCCAAAAATCAAATCATTTGGGGTGGTAATTACTTTACCCATTTACTTAAACCGTTTAGATGTTTTGTGGTTTGGGATAAAACTATACACGGAAACTCTTATGCTGATTGTGAGCTGGCATGGACTTCATTTGACCAACCCGCAAGATACTTCCGTGAAAACATAGCCCAAACAAATGTTGAGGGAAGGATACACCCAACCCAAAAATCAATTAAACTATATAAGAATTTACTTGATAAATTTGCAAAGGAAGGCGATAAAATACTTGACACTCATTTAGGCTCTGGCTCAATTGCTATTGCTTGCCATGACTATAAATTTGACCTGACCGCATCCGAAATTGACAAGGAGTATTTTGATAACTGCATGAAACGAGTATCTAATCATCTTACCCAAACTGTCCTCTTTTGAGTGCGGTGGGTTTTTAATTTTTATTTTTAATGCCTTACACAGAACTACATTTGAAACACCAAACTATCCAGCCGTTTATATGAGTAGTAAAATTTGCGAACACTAACTAACCTATGGAACACACACTGGCATTTGAATTTAAACCCGAAGGGGAGGTTGCCTTTAAAGCATTTATTAGAGTTGTTAAATCTTTAAATACTGGCAGTGACTTTGATTCTGTCACGGTTACACGAGAACCTTTAATTTTTGCAAAAGATAAAAATGATGTAAAGAAAATTATTTTAGATAAGTATCCTCAATTCTTCCAAAATGGTAAGGTTTACGAAAAAGAGACAAAAGACCAAGCACAATTTTTCTACGTGGTGATATTTCCATTGTATCAACATGAGATTGATTTGATTAAAGAGGGACAATGGAAATGTGATTACTGTGGGCATGTCCACGAGAACAAATACATTAGTAGACCTTTGGCAAGCAAGAAGTTTCAAGGCAAGATATTTTGTGGTAGTGACTACAATACTGGAAACGATATTATTGAAACCCCTGACTGTTACGAAAAATGGAAACGAGAAGTAGTTTTTAAAAATTCAGAGTTACCGGATGATTTAAACTATATCAATGCAGAATCTCCAAACTACATTTACAAATGCACTGAGAAATCAACAGGTAAAAGCTACATTGGCAAAACAAGAAACGCTCCTTTTTTCCGTTGGTGGAATCACTTAAAGCATTCAAGCAGCCCATTTGGTCTTTACCTAAGAACAACTAAACTGAGTGATTGGTCTTTTGAAGTATTGGAAGAATTACCAAGCAATATATCAGACACAGAAGTATTTAGAATTGAATCAAATTACATAGTCAAATTTGACAGTATTAATAATGGTTTCAATTCTCTAATTAGTAACTCTTGCGCGGTGGCGGGTTTAAATTCAAATGCCCTTTCACTGAACTTCGAACAAAGCACTGAACTATGACGCAAATTTTATTACTCATATACGGTGTTATGTGCAGTGTGACGGGCGCGTGGGTACAAGCCGATGTATTTGGCCTCCGGCCTCGGCTTGTATTCGGAGGAGGAACATTGCACATAACGAAAAAATGTATGTGCTGAAATGGCCGATTACAAAATGAACTATGAAAAACGAAACGAGTATTAATAATTTTTTTTTGAGCGATGGCCAAACGGCTTTGCCGAAATTAACGCACGGAAGTTTATTCAGTGGCATAGGCGGCTTTGAAGTAGGTGCTGAAAGAGCTGGAATAGAAACACTTTGGAATTGTGAATTTGAAAAACATAACCGGGAAATACTTAAACGACACTTCCCAAATACATTACAATATGATGACATTAGAACAATGCGAAACCCAAGATACGTTGACATCATTAGTGGCGGATTTCCATGCCAAGACATTAGCGTTGCAGGAAACATGGAAGGAATCAAAGGAAGTAGAAGCGGATTGTGGAGCGAAATGTTTAGAGTTATTCGGGAAGTTAGACCAAGATACTCAATCATTGAAAACAGCCCAGCTCTCCTTATTCGAGGTTTTGAGCGAGTGCTACTCGACCTTTCCGAAATCGGGTATGATGCAGAGTGGCAATGTATATCTAACCACACTTTTGGATACCCCCACAAGAGAGAAAGGATTTACATTATTGCCTACCCCAACGAAATCAGACCACAAGGCAACATTTGGGAAAGTAGAGGCTCTTACTCGATATTTAAACAGTGGACACCAAATCCGGATGATGGATATACTTTGTCAAAAAGGATTTACGAAACACCAACGAGTGATGTTGTTCGAAATGGTGATGGGTTTCGGTCCTGGACACACAGAGTTGGAAGTGTAGGCAATGCGGTTAATCCAACAGTTGCACACTACTTGTTTTCTTGTATTGAGGGAAGGGAAAAAAAAATTATTAATACGATTCCAACAGCACACACTACCCTATGAAATGCACACTAAGACGGCCATTTTTGCACATACATAGTGTTGGCAGGGCGTGCGGTCGGACGTTGTGCGGTGGGAGGCCGAACAGTTGGCATTGGTGCGGCTGGGTGTGGCAAATGTGCGGTGGACTTGCGCTGCTCCGCGGCTTGCCACACCTCGTGAGCAAATGCCAATTGCTGCCAACAATTGTATATACGCACCTAATCCATTTGTAATCGACTAATAAAAATTTTAAATCTCATGCTTATGAAAAAACTTAACCACATTCAATGGCTTTTTGTAATGATCGCGATCTCTTACGTCATTGCGTTCACTCTGATTGCGATAATTTTGAAAAAAGCTGATTTGATAGATTCTTTCTTGCAATGAAGAAGGAATTTCCAATGACGCTTCAGGAGTATCTTTTCTGGCAGAGGCTTGCGGAGATAGCGATCTGTAAGCAGTCTAAAAAGACGATCAGGGAATACATTATGAAAAAAGCTGTTATAACTAATCCGTGGTTTGTAAGTGTCAGATAAATTGCTACTTTTGTAATGCGATTCAACGAATCAAAATTCAACACCATGGGAAAGTAATTTCTTAACAATTTTTAGTAGCCCTTTCAAATCTGAGGTCGCAGCCGGATGTGAAAGGGTGAGAGGCGAAAAGGATTTTTAACCTTTAACCCCTTGCCCCCCGACTGCGACTCTGGGGGCTTTTTTATTTTTATGACAAAACTAAAAACACAATTTGGATTAGCTAACGAGGCAGACTTTGAAACCTCAACTTGGACTTTTCAAATGGATAGCGATTTTGATGTTTTAATTACACAAAGGGGTCAGAGTTTGCTGATATGGTTTCTACTTGTGACAGTGCTTTAATGTCTGTTTTATAACGAACCCCCTAAATCTAATGGCTGAAAATAAGAAGTCATTCATACTTTATTGCGACCAGAAGGGAGTTTGGGATAAGCTGGATTATGAACAGGCCGGAAGGCTCATAAAACACATCCTTTCCTACGTTAATGACGAAAGCCCTACAGCTCCAGACTTTATTACCGAGTTAGCATTTGAGCCTATTAAACAGTCTTTAAAGCGAGATTTAAAGAAGTGGGAAAATCAATACGGTCAACGGGTAGAAGCAGGTCGCAAGAGTGCTGAAGCCCGTAAACGAATTTCAACGGTCGTTGACGGTCGTTTGGTTTCGTCTACTGTAAGTGATAGTGTAAGTGTTAATGTAAGTGCTACTGTAAATGGTAATGTAAATGAGAGTAAGACGCTCGATTGGTTTACCTCTCAAATTGATGAATTGTTTTTTGAGCAAATGCAATTTGCCCACAAAGGGAAGAACATCGAACAAGCCATAAAAGAATCTTACTCCCACCTTGCGGCCGATAAAATGAGATTGCGAAACGCTGAATCTTCAGACTGCAAAAAACTACTTAACACATGGCTATCAAACCAAAAAGTATTTAACCAAAATGGAACCCACCGCAAAAACACAAATTCAGCAGAGCTTATCGACCCAAACAAAAAGTATGTCGGTAAACTTTGAGCCTCCGCAATATCTTGAAATCGAGTTAGACGATTTAGAGATTGAAGAATCCCTGCGCCTTGGACGCGAGCAGAAGTTTTTCAGGCTCCAGCGTGAAGCCTACCTAGCCAAACTAAATCAACCCGAAACTTACATCACCAAAACAGCGGAGGAGTATTTCCAGGTGTTCAAAGAAAGCTACAAGTTTCATGACGAGGCCCACGAGCGCAGGATAAAACAGCTTTGTTGCTACTTTGCCAATGATCAACGATTCAACGGGGATCTTACAAAAGGATTGCTTTTGATGGGCGTGATTGGAAACGGAAAGACCACGCTAATGAAGTTATTCTCCTCAAATCAAAACCATAGTTTTAGGGCCGTGTCCATGCTCGACATATCTTTTGACTACAAGAATTCAGGCGAGGCAGCGGTGAAGGAATATTACACCAATTACAAAAGATCGGCTAATATTTTCGGTGGTACTGAATACGGATTTTGTTTCGATGACCTTGGAACGGAAGAATGTCCGGCCCGTCACTTTGGGGAAAGTAAAAATATCTTTGCGGAAATCATCCAGACCAGATACAACAACCGTCACACAACGCCTTTCAATAGCACCCACGCGACCACGAACAAAAACGAGGCTGACTTACTTGAACTTTATGGAAACAGAGTCTATGACCGGATGAAAGAAATGTTTAACGTATTTGTATTTGATAACCCGTCTTTTAGATGAACTAAAGAAAGAAACTACGATTTATTTAAACCGATAACAACATGAAAATGGGTGTATGGAAACTAGCGACAAACAAACTATACTAAAATGACCTACTGGAATAGTGATCCTAAGCCCGTTAAGAAACCTAAGAAGGTAAAGCCATTTGACAATCGCTTTTGGTTGAAGAGTGGCAAGTTAAAGCCCATTAGGAAGGTTTCTAAGCGCACTTCAAAAAAGATGGGTGAATATAGCCGATTAAAGAAATCGTTCATTGTGGGTAAGATTTGCCCTATCTACCCTCATTTACCATGCGTTGATATACATCACATGAAAGGAAGGACAGGAGATTTGCTTTTAAATACCGAATTTTGGCTAGCGGTTAGTCGAAAAGGCCACATGAGAATAGAGCTAAATCCAAGTTGGGCCAGGGAGCAAGGATTCAGCTTACCACGACATTAACATGACCTCGTTTAAAAAACCACCCATACTCTCGGATAAAATAGCCAATTGGTATCCGGTTAAGAAGAAAACCAAGATAGAATTTTGCCCGGTATGTGCCGGAACTGGCGAGCGTAAAGACGAAAAGACAAAGAAAATTAGACCTTGTGTGATGTGTAAAGGAACCGGAGATTGGAAATAATGGCTAAAATTACTACCTTCGCATCATGATCAACGCAATTTCACGCGAAGGAAGGAAACCCGGAAGCTGCAAGGCTCCGACCGAAGGCCGGATTTTAGGATTCGGCTTTTGTGTTTCAATTTTGAAATAAAAGGCATGGTGGAGATACGGGTTCAGATCCCGCAAGAATGGAGTAATTAACCAGACGATCGACTAACGAAAAAGTCACCACTAAATTTTTAACAAAACAAACCACAAAAACCAAATGAACTTAGACGAAAACCTCCAAAAAGCAAAAGACAACCTCGCAGAGTGTCAGGCAGAGTTAGAAAACCTCCTTAAACTGCAAGCGGAACAGGTCGCCAATCAAAAGCGACTTATTTTCCTTGCCAAATCCAACGTAAAGGCGTACGAAAAACTTATCGAGAAAGCTAAATCCCTGGAGAAATGAAAAGGGCCAAAAAATCTGATCAGGAGTTTACACCTGAAGGCAATTCAGTAGAAACGGACGGGCAAGCGGAAGCCTCAACTGTGCAAGGGGAACCAATGACCACACGCGAGGACGAGATGGACGAAGCAAATAAGCCATCGCCTGTCCCTTCAGCAGCTGAAAGGAAAAGGATTTTTTGGGAGAAGGTTCAGGCTAAAAAGAAGAGATGAAAGCCACAGAGACGTTCATTGATAGGGTTATCCAAAAGTCAATTAAGCTAGGAGTAAACACATTTTTAGTAAGCCCTAAAGACTTGGAAGAAATGAGCCTTAAGGCCGACTCAAACGGTCATTACAAAATTCCACCATTTATTGCGAAAATTTCTATTCCAATTCGCGTTGTTCCCGATAGAGTAGTTCAGGATGGTGAAATTATTCCAGTTAAAGGCTTAAACTGATGGCAGCTCCCCAAGGAAATCAATTTTGGAAGCAAAGAAGCAAACACGGGAGGGATAAACTATTCCAAACTCCCGCCATACTTTTAGAGGCAGCGGAGGAATATTTCCAATGGTGTGAGGATAACCCATTCATCGAGTCAAAACCAATGGTGGTATCAAACGGACAAAACTCCGGCTCAAGCATTGAAATGGCTGAGATTCCAATAAAAAGGCCATTTACACTGTATGGTCTATGTTCTTTCCTTGATTGTTCAACAGGTTATTTTAGAGCTTTCAAGTCAACAGCGCAAGAAAAAGACAAAGATTTCTTATCGGTCATTGAAAAAATTGAGGAAACTATCTACAATCAGAAGTTTTCAGGGGCCGCTTCCGGCTTTTTCAATGCCAACATTATTGCCCGTGATCTTGGATTAAGAGATCAATCCGAGATCAAGCATGAGATTCAAAAGGGCTTCCTAAACGTTGACCCATTAGCCGATGATCCGCCAAACGCGAGCCCTCCAAAAGCTAGCGAGGCTTAAAAAAAGAATTTGGGTAGTCCAGGGAGGCCAGGGGGCGGGGAAAACATTCTCCATCCTTATACTCATTGCCAACTACGCTAAAGGCAACGCTGACAAGGAAATATTCATTTGCGGGGCTGAGTTGTCCAAGATGCGGATAACGGTCATTAAGGACTTCATTAAGATTCTCAAGGAAATAGGGATATATGACCCCAACGCCT